AAACATTTGTTTTTTACCCCAAGTATCTCTTAACTCTGGGATCATTTTTTTAAAATCTTTAACGTCTTCTGGATCTAATATATTAGTTAAGTACTTAGACGATGTGTCTGTAAGTGTTTGTATGCTTCGTTTATCTTTATTCATTTCTGTATCCTTTGTTGCTTCTTATATATACTTTCTTAAAAATAAATCAAGTGCTAAGAAACTGTAAATGTTTTAGTTACTGTATCTGGAATTGTCCATAATTCTGTTAATGCAACATAACCTGGATTTTCACCACCTATTGCTAAAGCCGCTGATTGTGTACCACTACCCTCAGTAGCTCTTGCTGTTGCCATGTTTGCTACTTCTGTCCAAGCAGTTCCATTCCAAGATTCTGTGTTTGCTGTAAAGCCAGGAGCACCATCACCTCCATAAAACAATCCTAATGTTTGTGTTCCTGCATTACCCATTGATCTTCTTCCTACATTTAGATTTGTTGTCTCACTCCAACAAGTTCCATTATATGATTCTACATTTACTGTTGTAGATGGAGTATCTCCACCGCCTGCTATTGCAGCTGTGGCTAATCCAAAACCAGATAAAGAATCTTTAGCTTGAACCATATCTGCTACTTCTGTCCAAGAACTTCCATTCCATAAATAAGTATTAACATCTCTAGCTCCTGGTGGATTTAAGCCGCCAAAAATTAAAGCTGATGTTTGTAATCCTGCCGAAGCACTATTTCCTTTACCAGTTGGCATAGCTGTTGATACAGTCCAAGTTGTCCCATCATAAGATTCTGCTAATGGAGTATAGGTACCATTTCCACCTGCCGCTAAAGCTAAGGTTTGTGTACCCGTACCTCTAAGACCAGCTCTTGCTTGGTTTAAATTATTACCCTCAGCCCAACAAGTTCCATTATATTCTTCGGAATTAGCAGTAGGGGGTGATTCTCCACCAAAAACTAAACCTGCTGTTTGTGTTGCGTTGATTGCTGTGCCAGATGTGGATCGTGCTGAATTTAAAGCTGCACCTGATGACCAAGCACCTACTGAACCAGCAACAATACCTTTTAATGTGCTACTTGTTGAATTGTAATAAACTTGTCCTACAATAGGAGTAGGTGGATCACCTGCTATAGTTTGTACTGTAAATCCTTTAACTCCTTTATATGTTGTCATAAATTTTCCTTATGGTAATATTATTTCAGTTGGTCTAGAGTGGTCAGCTTTATATTCATCTGATTGTGCGTCATAGTTAGCTTGCGCTATTACTATTTCTCCGTCAACAATAGTTTGTGCTTCTGCTTTTGTTTTAGAAACACCAGAAACTTTTGTTATCCACGCTTCACCATCTGAATTATCACCTACAACCCAAACATTGCCTAGATTACCAGATAGATAAAATTTTAATCTCTCATCATAAGTGAAAAAATTTTTTCCCCAGTTGTCCGCTGTACAATATTTATATGCCATAGTTTTCTCCTTTGTTGTTGTTATAAACCTTATTTAACTTGTTGTCACTGTTTTAATTGCTATATCTGGAATTGTCCATTCTTCTACAGTTGCTACAGCACTTCCACCTCCACCTATACACAAAGCACTTGCTGTAGTTCCGCAACCCCTAGTCGCTCTTCCTGTTGCTAAATTATTTTGTTCGACCCAAGAAGTTCCGTTCCACAATTCTGTTTTTGCGCCTGGACTAACGTCTCCTCCAAAAGTCATAAAAGCAGTACTGGTTCCTTGCATACTTACTGCTGCTTCATTGTAATTATTATTTAAAGTCCCAACTTCTGTCCAAGAAGTTCCATTATATTTTTCTGTATATTTAGTAACATTTCCACCAGCGCACATTGCATCGGTTGCACTTGTGCCTCCGCCCCCTACATTATCTCTGGCTTGATTCATAGAATTTGCTGCAGTCCAACTAGTACCATTAAAAGTATCGGCTGTAGCTACTCCACTTCCAGTTCCTCCACCAAAAGCTACCGCTGCTGTTGTCGTTCCTGCGCCTCCAAGTCCTTGTCTTCCACTTGGAACATCTCCTGTTTCTGTCCAGGTACTTCCATTATATTGTTCTGTTAGCGCGGACGTTCCTGTCGTCTGCCCTGCAATAACAAGTCCTGCCGTTTGAATCCCCGCTGCACCTAAATTTCTTCGAGCTGTATTTCCTGAATTAACAGTAGTCCAGGATGTTCCATCAAATGTATGAGCAGCGCTAGTAAGAGGATTTCCAAAAGCACTTAGAGCTGCTGTTGTTATACCTATACAAGCTTGTTGAGTAATAGCTGCAGGTAAAGCTCCACCTGATGCCCAAGCACCTACTGTGCCAGTAGCAACATATTTAAAAACACCACCTGTAGTATTATAATAAAATTGTCCAATTGAACCTGCTGTTGTAGGATCTGAAGCTAAAGTTTCAACTTCAAAACCTTTTTCACCTTTAAAAGTAGTCATGGATTATTTATCCTTTAGTAGCCAACCTTGGGTACTATCTGTAAATACCAATGTAAAGGCAGCTCTTTCTACTGATACAGTTAGATCGTCTGTAGATGCGTGAATTTTTTCTGAACCATTAGCAGTAACGGTTAAATTGTTTGTGTCAAATGTTCCTGCATAATCTATAACTGAAACTTCGTCTCCAATAGATCCTGCTGGAAGTGTTACTGTCCATGCTGATGATGTTGTATTTGCAAAAACACCTTGTCCTGCTGCTGCTGTAAAATTAGCAGTTTTAACAGCTTGCCAATCTGTACCACCTGAGTTGTCTACAAAAGCTAAAGCACCTGAACCATTTGTAGTTAAAATTTGATTTGCACTTCCGTCTGCTGTAGGTAAAGTCATAACAACTGTACCAAAACCTAAGGCATCAGTAAATGTTGTACCATCTACATAAACATTTTTAAATTCTAAAGATGCTGTTCCTAAATCAATATCGTTATCTGTAACAGGTGAGATTGCTCCATCTGCCATTGTAAATTGTGCAGTCCCGCCAGCTGAAAAAGACATAGTATCAGCAGCACTAAATAATAAACCTGTGTTTACATCTCCTGTATTTGTAATAGAGGGTGCTCCAGCTGTACCATCTGGAAAAGAAGTTATACCTGATATAGTTACTGCTCCTGCTACTGTTAGCAGAGCAGAACCTAAAGTTAGAAGATCCGTGTCACTTGTATGTCCGATTGTTGCACCGTTAGTAATAATATTATCAACTGTTAAAGTTGTAAGAGTGCCTAAACTTGTTATATTTGATTGAGCTGCAGTTGTTACTGTAGCTGCTGTACCAGAAGCGTTTCCTGTTACATTTCCTGTTAAAGCACCTACAAAAGCAGTAGATGTAATTGAAGTTGCTCCTGTAACTACTCCTGCATCTATACTAATTGTACCATCTAGTAAAATTGCTGAACCAGAAGCAGGTTCAATATTTATTGCTGCAATTGAATCTAATGTAATATTTCCTGAATTTGTTGATTGAATTGTAACACCTGTGTGTCCATCAACTGTAACTGTGCTTGCATTTGAATCTACTGTAATCGCACCACTTGATGTTGCAACAGATACTGCTGCGTCACCTGCTGTAATATTATCTGCTGCTACTGAACTAGCTGCTCCTGGAGTTGCCCAAGATATGTCTGTTCCGTCTGAAGTTAATACTTGGTTAGCTGTTCCTTTAGTTAAAATTGTTGTAGCAGCGCTAGCATTACCATAAATAATACTACCTCTACTTAATGCATCAAGAGTATCTATTTCAACTGCTGTAGCATCTATAGCAGCAAGTTTAGTAAAATCTGCTTGAACTAGTCCGGTAACCCCATCTAATAAATTTAATTCTGCTGCTGTTGAAGTTACTGCTGTTGAACTTAAAACTAATTGTCCGTCAGGTATTACTATTCTAGCGGCACCATTTAAAATTAAATCATCAACAGAAGTATCCCAAGTAAGATTAGCACTTGCTGTATCTCCATAAATTATAATATCGTAACCTTGATCATTAGCACCAACTGTTAAAGTTGAATCTAATTGAACTGCGCCATCTATATCGACAGCATCTAAATTTGTTGTTCCTACTAATGTTGTTGTTCCTGTTACAATTAAACTATCAGCACTTTCATCCCAAAGTAATGATTTACCTGAAGTAGCTCCAAATAATTTTACATCATATCCAGTATCATTAACACCGACTGTTAAAGTTGAATCTAATTGAGTAGTACCATCTATTTCAACTGTTCCTGCTAGTGTAACGTTTGCTCCACTAAAAGTTGCAGCTGTAGTTGTTCCTGATTTTATAATTAAATTTCCTGAAGTGTTTGTTGCACTACCAAAAGTAGTACCTGCATCTTTAAAAAATATATCTCCACCGTCTGCATCTAAAGTAATATCTGCAAAAGAATCTAAAGTTATATCTCCAGAATTTGTTGATTGAATTGTAACACCTGTGTGTCCGTCTATGGTAGCTGTACTTGCTTGTGAATCAATTAATACTGCACCAGCTGATGTTGCAAAAGTAGATGCGGCATCTCCTGTTGTAATATTGTCCGCAGGAATAGATGATGAAATAATTTCGTTAATATTAGTAGCGTCCGCAAATAAAAATTTAGAACCTTTATCTGTAGTTGCAAAAGTTACACCCGATCCTGAAACTGTTTTAAATTGTACTGTGTATGCTCCTGTTGTTCCATTTACTACAACAAAAGTTTTTTCTAAAGAATCTGGAACAGTTACAACTTGGTTGCCTGTAATAGAACCTGTAAGTTTTATAATAGCACTTCTTGCTATGGATGTTGATTCTGTTGCATCGCCATCTAGAATAGCTAAAGTTGTGGTTGCTGCACCACCTGCAATAGATTTTTCCACATAACTAGCAACGGATGCTTGAATGATGTCTAAGTTAGTATTAGTTTTTGTTCCCCATGTGCCGGCATTTTCGCCAGTAGCCATTTTCTCTATACCGAGAGAGGTGTATGTTGATGCCATAATTTAAATCCTTATTGTTTTACTTCTTGAACTGCTAATCTAACCGTTCCGTCCGTGTAATCATCTCGTCTTCTTCTGCCTATTTGTTCTCCTCCAAATTTTTGAATTTCCTCTTTGTATTTTCCTTCATATAATTGTAACATATCCGCTGGTCCTTTTAAATAACCATATGCTTCTACTAAAGCAGCATACAATAGACCGTTTGGAAAGTTTAAGCTAATAAAATTTGTTTCGTTATCAGTTGCTTCTAATTTAGAAGGTATAGCATTGTAGTGAATTTTGTAAACGTATGTAGTATCTGGTATTTGTGATAATAAAAGAGCTCCAGAAGTAGTATTTGTATTACCTGTTGCTCCACCTTTCATAGCATAATATTTAGGTCTTCCTTCAGCACGTGCACCATTATATTCATCTAAGAAAGTTACATCTCTTTTTTCTAACCAAATTGGATTGTTAAAAGCAGAAGTTGAATCAGCAACTTGAACCCCTCTTACAAACAAAGAACCTGCTGGAACATTGGCATGTTCTTGACTAGCCACTAAATTATCTTGAGCTATTTTTCTATATGCATCAGTGGGTATATCTCTAAAAATTCTATACTCTGCATTTAATACAAGATTCTCAATAATAGAATCAGACAACACTGTGCTAGTAACTTCTGTGTAGTTTCTAATATTTGTTCTTAAATCTGAGTAACTAATTCCTGCCATGTTATCCTCTTTGGTTTACAGGGCCTGCGAAAACAAAATTACCCCCGCCTGTTCCACCTGTTGTTGCCGATGAAGCTAAACTAAACGTAAAAGAGAAACTATACGATGTAGAAACTCCACCCTCTGTAATTGAACTTGTTGTTCTTGTTATTATATACGATCCAAAAATTTTTGCACCTGAATTATGTGTTCTTGCCGTAGTAGCTGTGGGTGTGACACCCTCAATTGGAGCTGATGTTCCTCTTGTACAGCCTGTTAAATTATTTCCAGACTTACCGGTATATTTAATTGTTTCATTTGCATATTTACCTACTGATAGCTCATTAGTTGTATCACTAGAAGTTAATACTTTTTCAATTACAATATATCCACTTGAAGGAAAATTAGTAGCATCTGATAAAGTTATAGTAGTATCTGAATTAGTTAAAGTTTCATTTAATGTAGTTTCTAATTCAAAAACACTTGAAGCAACACTACCTGAAGAAGACTTAACCTTTGTAAATCTAACAGCATCACTTGTTTGAAAAGGATTACTATCAATTCCTTTACTATCAGGAGACATATAAACTACAACTGAAGTTAAAGATGAAGAAGTTGTAAAAGGGTTATCCATTAAAACAAGGGGTGTTGAAAACTCTGTTCTATCTGGTCGTGCATTGCTTAAACCTTGATTTTCTCTTCCGTTAGACGTTGTTTCTAATTGAGGATGTTTTTTTTCATACTCAGACTTATGAACAAAAGAACCATTCCATTCCATAACCATTTCTACATATGGAAATTCCATTCCGGATCTATCTGATATTGCTTTTGAGTATTTTGACATAATCTATGTTGTTGGGTAATAAACCTTTGGTAATATATGAGTGCTTGTGTCAGAACCATCTTCTGCTAAAGCCCTAGCTAATTCATCTTCGTATAATAATTTCATTTGTTGTACTAATTGTGGATTAAATTTTTGTGCTAAATAAAAAGCTAGACCAGAAACCATACATGGTACAAATCTAAATGGTATGTCTGTTGCATCTGTATATGTTGAATCTACATCTTGAATTCGTTTTATATAAAATAAATGAATATACTTTGATGCATTACTAGAATCAGGTGTTGGATAAACATGCAATCTAACTTTATCTATAAGTCTTTCAACAAAAATATTTGAGGGTGTGCTCTTAGATTTTTTGTTAGCATAACCCCCATAAAGTGATCTACTAACTAAACCTAATGTTGAATCTGCTTGAGATACTGTGTTAATTCCGTTTCTTAATTTTGCTTCTAAAACATCACTCATTCCATAAACAGTTTCAGCGGAATCGGCATTATTTACTGTAGTGGCACTTGTACCATCACTGCTAGCTCTAAAAAAATCATAATCTGACTGACCTTCAACCAAATCCATATTTGTTTCGGCTACTTCCCAGTAGTGTAAACCTCTATTACCCCATTCTTGAAAAAGAATATTTAATGATCTTCTAGCGGTTTTTAATTGATATCCAGAACTTACTTGTGAACCAATACGCTCATATGCTTCTTCGATGATCTCATCAACTGAGAACGTTTTGTCAAAAGTAACTGTGCCTGAAGTTGTATTGGCCATTTATATCTCCTAAGCACCAGTGATTGTTAATGTAACACTTCCATCTGTACCACCTGTTTGAGTTAAAGTAGCACAAACGCCATCTTTAAATAAAATTCCTGAACCAGGGATGAATACTGATAAACCCTCTGTTTCAAATTTATATGTAGCTTTAAGATTGCCTGCTGCAGTTGCTCCTGTTGTAGCACTATCGTGTAAAAGTAAAACAGATCCTGCTTCACCTCTAGCTTGAATAGACGTAACCCTAGCTCTATCTACTCTTAATAATGATACAGCCCCGGTCGCTTTAGTTAAAGTTGTTTGATCGCTTGAAAATGATCCTCCACCTGACATAATTTTCTCCTTATTTAAGTAAAATATAAGTGGGGCCAAAACCCCACTTAAGTTAATTGTTATTACGATGCAAAAGCAAACACACCAGTTACTTGAGTTGTTTCAGTTGCTAAATCATAAGCAATAGTCCAAGTACCTTTTTCATAACATACAAAATAAAGTTTGCATCCTGTAGTTACGAGATTTGTTGTTGCGTTTGCAGGTGTAAATGTTGCTAAAGTTTCATTAGCCGCTGAAGAATCAAAAGAAACTTCTGAGCTGGCTCTACTTTCAATTATCGATCCTGTTTTATAAACATCAGAACCAGCACAATCAAAAGATAAAGTTGCTACTCCACCAGTTGTATCTTTAGTTTGAACATAAACTACTACTGTTCCAGCTGTTGCTGCAGGTAAAGTACATGCGCAAGCTGCTGCTCCCGTGTAATTTACATAAGTAATAGTATCAGCAGCAAGTGTTAATGTGCTGCTTGTTGCTACGTCTGATAAAGATAAGCCAGTTAAATCTGGTAATTGTGAACTATATCTAGTTGTAACTGTACCTGTTGTTGTGTTTTTTGTCGCGACTTGAAATCCTTTTTCGGATCTAACCGGACCGTTAAACGTTGTGTTTGCCATATT